CTTCTTAGGGCACTCTAGTTAACGTGAAAGGCACTAACTCAATAACCAAGCGGGCAAACGCTCGGTTAGAGCAAAACCCAGAGGACTAGGCTGCGGGGTCATGTGGATTAAGTCCACACAACCCAGCTGCGTCGCATAAGAAGAGTAATATGCTTGCCAGCTTCGGGGAAATAAAAAGGAGGCGTGAGGAATGACCATAGGTCCAATTGTTTTTAAGGATGCCAGATACTTTTCAATCTCAAACTGCATGTCAACAGGAATTTTGAAAGTTCTGGCGACCAATTCACGTGATCTCTCGCCAACCTTACGAACGACAGATTGCCATTTTCCGTCGATTTCAACAGCTTCCAACAACATCCCACGCTCATACTCGTTGAACATACCGGAGTTAGCAACTAAATGCCGTACATCGACGGTGCGAGTTAAGCGCAAAACTGAAATTGCCAATTCTTGAACAATCGGACAACCAGCATATTGGTGTAGGAGACTGAGGCCTTTGCATCTCAGCAAGGCTTGAAGCTTTTTGTCTCGGGCATGGGCATAGGGCATTTTGACGAAGCCTAAAGTGACAAGTTCATCTCGAGGATCAACGAGATTGCACAAATCAGCTTCATCAAAAATTAAGCCACAAAAAGAAGCTTCATTTAAATTGGACACACTTTCCATTTTAAGGATCAACCCCAATTTCGAAAAATCTCCGACGGTGGGGAAAATACCATCTCCACGCGTAACCCCGTCGTCTCCTTCAAACACACCCACCAAATTGGTGACGCCTGCGCGTTCACACATAAATCTGGTGACTGCCATATTGAAGAATCCATTACCCAGGGAAGTGCACATCTCTCCAGACATGCGTGTGGCGGGTATTTTAAAGGAAAATCTTTTGAAAGAACAGAGATTGACGCCAGCTTGAACACTGCGTATTAGAGACATGAAATCTTTCTGTCCTCTGATGTTCTGGGTCATATAATCGTACAATTGGAATTCACACGCCTCCATCAGAATCGCCCGAAATTGCGATTCAAAGCTAGTGAAATCAGTGGTCTTGTATGTTGATCTGGGACGGTACAAACGATCGTACAAATATTTAGGTCTGTCTTTGACAGGCACATTTTTGACAAACCAAGGACTTTTGAAAACTTGTTTCTCAATGGCCTTGAACCAGGGTCCAACCAAGCATTTATACTCATCAGTTCTTGAGTAAATCCCTCGGGCATACTTGTATTCAGGGTAGACTTCATCTTTCATGAAGCATTTACAGGTAGCCATCCATTCTTCAAATGTTGGATTGGCGTCGTGCTTGGTTTTAAGCTCTTCACGCCTCCAAAAAGGATAGTGTGTATTCACCAACCAATGATCGATGTTAAGATTCTCATCGGTCGGCAAAGGGACAAATTCGGCATGCAGTAATTTCCTGACAAAAACAGAAAACTCCTCTACCAAAGACAAATCTGGGTCGGGCAATTTTGCAGCAGCACGCTTCAATACTCCAACACCCATTGTTCTTGCATGTCCAGGATCGGGGTGCGGGCAAGCATAACCTTCAACGTGCATCCCAGTGGAGACCTGGACCGGATGTCTAACATCTCGGTCAAGGCCACGGACTCCACTGAAAACAACGTTGGGATTACAATCATCCAACACCGGCAAGGGAACCTCACCGACCCTGTAGCCCACACACACAAGACGGGACCAATGTGTGTGGGCTACTGAAAATCCGGCTTAAGCCCAAAGGCCAGAGCCGAATTATTGCGAACCGCCATCAAATGGGCATAGTAGGCAATGGCACATTCTTCGGTATTACGAAGTAGGCTCTTTTCTACATCCAATTCACGTAACATTCTTGAAGACGTGTGATTGCACAGTGCATTATTTACTCTGATCTTTATTTGCTCCAAATTCAGAGAACTGGTAATGTTCATTGTGCGGATGTTCATGATTTGCAACAAATGCTCTGCACTCACAGAGGAGAAAATGGTTTTAAAGGTCTCAGGGTCGATAATCCATTTATCTCCGGATTTGCTCCGAGCAGGACGCCACATGGGAATGATCTTCCATGGGCAAAAAGCACCGTTCTTGTTGCACTCCTCCCTTGCGAAGATGTCACTGCGACGGTCCTCAGTGATTTCCTCGAATTCGTCAAAGCATATTTCATGGCGCCAGAACAGACGGAGACAATTAGGTTCATTGTCATCCGTTGAATTCCACCAATTCTGGCATGCTTTGACAGGCCATATTAAAGACTTTGCAAGTTCACGACACCAACTGGATTCCGGCAAACTGCAAACAACGCTCATTTGTGTTTCCCACGACTTACGTGGGGGCATTTTAGGTCTTTCTTTCTCCTTTGCTTTATCGACGAGCATTTCGGAGAGGTCCCGTATTTCATCACGAAGCGAATCAATTTCAGCCTTGGCTTGATCTTCCGCTTTTTTGAACGATTTGTTGATTAAAATTTGAGAGGACAATTTGGCCTTTACATTCTTTCGGCGCACAATTTCCGCAATCAACCCTTGAGTGGGTCGGCTGGGAGCGTCCGGCACAGTGGGATCTGTGTGTGCGACGCTAGACGGGACTGTACCCTGAGAGACTCTATCTTTAGGGAACCAAGCGTTGTCAATTTGACGTGCACCATGGTTACCTGGATTTTGTCTGTTTTTGGATTCCCTGCCCTTTTTTGCTAAGGGTTGAAGCTGCGTGGACGAGGAAGACATGTCATCCTCCACGGTACTTTCTCCGTGCGTGCCATTTAGTTGTGAATGGCGCCAAGAATCCTTCGGGACATCAGGATACTGGCCTTGCAGAACAGGTAAATCACCCATTGTTGCAAGAGTAAAAGCTGCATCCCACTTTTTAAAATACTTTGAATACAGGGCCGTGCTTTCGGCGTTATG